CTGCTCTGTCTTTATTTTTAGCATCTATTGCTCCTGTTTCAGGGTCTAAGAATGAAATGTATCCTTGATTAGCGATTCGTTTTGCAGATTGAGGCTCATCATAGTGATTATTTAATGCTACTCCTAAACTTTCAGGATATCCATCATAATGGTTATATGTTGAAGTTAAAATTTGATTACCAGCTGCGTCTGTTTCAATTATACCTACTAATGCTCTTGTTGCCATTTTTTACTTTGTTTAATTATATATCAATAAATATTAAAGAGAATACTTAGATGCATAGGATTTTACAAAACTATTACCTACACCACATTCTAATATAACTGCTGTTTCAGGTATTCCTACTAGTTTGGGGGCTGATAGTATATAGTCAATATTTTCATTATAATATACTTTGATTTTAGTTTGGGCATTTGAACGATTTGAAGTTTTAAATACTATAACTACAGGTTGTTTAGCATATGCCTTACCTTTTTCAGGTTTAATTTTAGGAAAAACCTGCCCTCTAGGGTAAGTTATCTCAGTTTTATAAGGGCCACTTTGTGATTTATCAATGTCATAATGCCAAACTTGTTTACAACCTATTTCAGGTTTAGTTGGTACATCATAAAACTCATAAGTCCATTTTGTTGGTTTAACAAATGGGGTCTCTGTTGGTCTACCTCTACGTTCTATTGACATATTCTAATGTTTGGGTTAATCATTACTCTATATGTCCCGTTTTTAGCAATAGATCCTTGGTATCTAGTGTTTAATTTAAGCAATTCCTGCTTATACTTAGGGTTTAATAGTAGACGATCAATTACATCTTGTACTATTTCTTTTCTTTCTTCAAAAACATCCATAACTTTTATTTTTTCTTATACCGTAAATATACGAACGCTTCCTCGCTCCTCCAAATCTATCTTCGATTATTTTTTATCCCAAATTAAATTATATAATTCTTGAAAGTTTATTATTTTTGATTTAATAAACTCTAATTTTTTTCTATGACCCCCAGCATTTGTAATTTTATGATTAGGGTTAAAAATTTTATGTGTCCATCTTATTCCCCCATTGTTAGTTATCCATTTTTCTTTTAATGCTTTTTGTATATCTGGTTTAGTGAAAATTACAAATTTATCTTCATCTAAATAATTATTAAATGCTGTTGGGGTGTAATGTATAATATAATCCCAATCCTTTTTTTGTAAAAATGAAGCAAATCCAACGGTTTTTCCTAAATCTGTAGCTTGATTCACATTACATTTTAATTCTAATTTAACACCGTTAGCAACAATGTCATGATCATCTACTTTATCACCTACAAAATCTCCATTTAAACTTTCAGATAATTCTTTTTGGTTAAGAATATTAATTAAATTTTTACCTTCACTTCCTAGTGCTATAATAGTATCAAGTAAATCATTTTTAGATAAATGATGATAGTGTTCTCTAATTGATTTATTATCCCAAATCTGTTTCATAACTTTTATTTATTTTAAATTTAATTGTTTTTTAACATCTTTCATATGGCGACATTGTCTATCCTTTGCTCTCCACTTTCCAGAACACGTACAATCTACTTTATTATCTTTTACAATAACTTTATAGAAGTGACCTGGGTCGCTTTTAGATTCAAATTGAAATTCTTGTTTTTCAACACTCACTTTTTTAGGTTTTGGTTTAACCCAATTAATATCTTCTAATGTTGTTTCAGGTAATACCTTTTGCCATGTAGGTGTAATAAACTTTTGACCATCTGTACCTGTAAATAAACTAGGAGGTAGAATTGGGTGTTCGTAAGTGTATCTAAATACTTCTACATTAACGAAGGGACCAAAATTTTTAGGATTAAATTTAAATCCCTCACCATTGGGGCGATAAATGATACGGTGTCTTAGATTACCGTATTTATTTGTATTTGTAAACTTGTATAACATATAGAACCTTTATTTATTTATACCTAAATATACGAACAATATTTGGGGGAACCAAATATTTACTATGAAATAGTTAAAGTAACTCCACCTGTTGATCTTAAAAATGAAGAACTTATGGCTACATCCGCGGTTGGAGTAAATGTATATGAACCCTTGGTGTACCTGCTCCGTATAATTGATTTGATGTATATGATGCCATTTTATTTTATTTTATTATAAATATTATGCTTGTCCACCATCTGTAACTGTCCAAGGTGTTGATACTATTGTTGCTCTAGCAGTTGCTGCAGCACCCGCACTATATTGTGTATCTCCTGCATCAAATAAAACATTTGCATTTAATGTTTGAGAAGACATTGAAATTAGTAGCGTACTATAATTAGCAACTGACATAGCTGTTGATGTGTCTATTCCTCCTGATACTATTCCAAGGAATCTTTGAGCAGAATAAAAAGTACCAAATCTCTCGTTTGGTACAACACTACTGAAATCAAAATTACTAATATCTTGATTGAAAGATTCTGCACCATTAAACATGAATGACATATCAGTTACATTACTTGTATCCCAACTACTTAATGGTTGATTAAATATTCCACCATCAATTTGACAATTAAACATTTCACTCATAGTAGTAACTTTACTTACATCCCAATTATTTAATGGTTGGTTATAAGCTGGGGTTGTTTCAAAAACGCCTGACATATTAGTTACATTACTAGTATCCCAACCATTTATATTTATATTAAATAATTCACAACCACTAAACATGAAAGCTATGTTAGTTGCATTACTCACATTCCAACTATCTACACCAACTCCAACAAAGTTACTAGCCTGAGTGAACATCCCATTAAAATTTGTAGATTTACTTACATCCCAACCACTAAGAGATACTCCGGCATTATTGTATGCCTGACATTCAAAAAACATAAATTGGAAATCCGTCCCATTACTTACATTCCAACCACTAAGATCTCTATTAAATTGAGAGTAGGTTGTTTGATAATTGGCCGAGAAATCATAAAATGGATTTTCTCCACCCACTATAAAAGCAAAACTTGTTACATTACTAACATCCCATTCTTCTATAATACCATACCTTAATTCAGCTGATTCCTGATTTGTATACCATTGGACCATTGCTTTTTGCAATTGAACAGTACTAGTAAATACTTTACTAAACCCACCACCAGATGACTGTTGACGGAGAAATGCCTGTTGTTGCATTTGAAATGTTACAAAATTTTCAAATAATAAAAGTTCTTTTTTATACTTACTTGTTAACTCGTTAATAGATAACTTTTGGTTATCATTTCTTTTACTAAAATTTTGCCAATTTCCGGGGTGATTTCGTTGTACCATTTTATTATAAATATTAAATAATGCTATCTTTTAAAAATCTAATAAATCTTTTCTATATTTTTGAGGATCAAAGTAAGAATGGTATATATTACCTTCTTGGGGGGATTGAAAGTTAACCCAATTATGCCTATTATTACCTACCCACAACTCACATCCCATTCTGTTATCACGTTCTTTCATACTTGGTAAAGTATTTAAATATAATGTTTTACCCCACCAAAAATTTCCGGCATAATAAAAATTATAAAATTCTCCGTTTTCAACATATAGGGCACCACACACATCAACATTTGGGTTTTGTAGGGTTTCAATACATTCTTCCCATAACTCAATATTAAAATATTCTAAAATATGTCTCCATGATTCAATATTTTTATATTTTATTTCCTTATCATCCTTGTGATTTTGGAGTGAAGTAATACCCTTAGTATGATAATATAAAGTGTGGGCATCTGGATAATTTTTACAAACTTCTTGTAGAAGAATCATTGTTTGACGTTCACCGTCATTTATAGGGTGGATTACAATTTTTATTTTTGATTCAGGATCAAAAGATTTTACTAAATCAATAAATTTGTATAATTGGAATTGGTCGTGAGCATACACCCCATAATAAATTTCAGTAGCACTTTTATATAAACCACTATTTACTAATTTATGTAATTGTTCTTCTACAATTTCATACCAGTTATGGTTAACATAATTATGGCAAAATATTAATATAGGTTTCATATTGGGGTTACTACACCACGTTTACTTACTACTTCTGATGATTTCTGGTTGGCTTGCATTATTGATACTCCAACATTACCAGTTGAAAAATATGTTATTATAAATGATGATGTGAATGTATCTCCAGCACCACTTACATCAATTGTTTCTTGTGGTTTTGGAGATGGATAATGGGAATCTTTAAATGAAGCACCCTTTGCACCTAAAGTAATAATAATATTTTCAGGGTTTAAATGAGTATTGTTTTTATATTCATTTTCATTTAATTTAATGAAAGTAAAATCCTTAATAATATCATCTGTAAGTTTTCGTTTGCTATCTAAGATTGATAGTTTGGATTTAGCTGCTATTACTTTTAAATCTCCATCAGATAAAAACCCTTTATTATAGTCACTTACTATAACAATATCTGCAGATATAATCATTGAATTTGTTGTTGAGGTCCATTCAAATGGTTTGATATTATCTTCACCTCTATCCACACGTAAAAACATATGGTTGGATTTAGATTCAACATATCTAGTTTTTGTAATATCCCCCTCCTGAACTAAATACATAATATTAGATTCGGGTGCAAGTGCTTTAACATTAGCTGCCGTATTACCCGCCATACCAGCGTTTTTAATCGTTTTAATTGGGTTTAACACAGGAACAGGTGCTTCAGGTGATAAACGATTTATATCACAATAAATAAATTCATCAACACAAATTTCTCCTATTACTAGTACTTTCATTTTTCTTTTTTAAGTATAAATCTAAAGATAATGCCGCGCATAATATTTTTAATTCTTCCCAATTATGAATAGCAAGTTCAACTAAAACCTCATCTGGGAGATATAGTAAAAAATCAGATTCTAAACTACTTCCCTTCATAGGAACTGTAGTTGGGTTGGGATGTTGGTTTTTTCTTACTAGCAGCTTTAAAATTTGGGTATTTTAATTTAGCCCACTGATGCCATTCTTGAAGTGCTTCGTAAGTTTGTTTTGATGAATTTACACTCATTTTTTTAGTATTTTAATTATTATTTAATTGATTTTTATTTAAACAAATCCTTTAGATGTTCTTTATTTACTACTCCTTTAACAACATTTACATAATTTGGGTCTTCAGCGTAATTTTTATCTAAATAAGCATAATATTCAGCTTCAGTTCTAAGACCACCTAAATATCTACATTGGTAGAAGGCGTAATCATAGATACTTTCCATCCATGTATCATAATAAGCATGGTTATTTTGAGTCCCTACTGCGGTGTTAATACGAACCATAGCTTCTCTCATACCAAATAAATTATGGTTTTCTTTAAATATTTTACTATTCCAATGTCCAGTTTCAATAATAGATTGAGCCATAACAATGTGAGGTTGTTTAATATTTAATCGTTTAAGTTCCTCAACAAATTTCTCCTTAGTAAATTTGTTTTTTTCAGCTTGAACATTTAAAACAATTAATTCCTTTTCAAATGTCTCTAATAATTGAAATTTAACATAACGTCCACCTATAAATGAACTCAAAATTAGGATAGTAACTATAGCAATTGAATAAAATAATCGTTTCCAATTTTTCTTCCATACTAACTCATTTTTGTCGAATTTGTAAAACATAACTTTTATTTATTTAATTTACGGAAATATACGAACCCTATTTATGGGAGCCAAGTTTATTTTGGTTTTTTTAAATAATTAATAGCCTCAAGTATTTTACTACAAGACTCATAATCCTCATTTGCTACATGGATTTCTAAATTTTTCTCTAAACTTTCTAACATATCACCCCTCTGTACTGTAATATCATAAATTGTTTGTTCTTCTAAAACTTGAATAGCTAGTATTGGGATATTTTTTCTTTTACCTTTAAGGTTTTTTAAAATTACTTTTGTGATAGCTGAGCTAATTTCAAAGTTTTTATCCTTCATCATTTGTTCAAAATCTTCTTGCGTATTAACTGTTATCATATGTGCCATGTTGTATGTTGGTTTTCAATTAAGTATTGTTAAAATAAGTCTAAAAAGTCATCCTTGATTTTTTTACCTCGTAACTTTTCTATTTTATCCTGTTCATCTAACATTTTAGTTGCTAATCTTTCAAGATGTTTTGATTTAGTTAATTCATAATCTTTAGTAATACTATCATGACGTTTACGTTTTTTTAAAAGTGGTGTTTTTTTCATAATCTTGCTACTATATCATAATCATCAGAGTCTGGTATATCTAATCCTAATTCTGATAATCGTTTCAAATGGTAATCATCTACCTCCCAAGTAACTAATCCCTCATTTACAGGTTTATAATCTTCAATCCCTTGTACCTGTTTATCACTAAATATATCTCCAACTGTTAAAAAGTAATGGTTATAACAAAGGAATTCAATGTTTTCTTTTCTATAATTTTTTTTATTTTTATCTTTAAAATGTAATAAAAGAGGTATTTTATAATCTAATACTCTCCGTTCATTAAACTTACAATTAGAGCATTCTTCTAATAAATAACCTTCAGTTACTAGTCTATATTTAATTTTTTCTGGGTTGAATGATGATACATCAACTCTACCTTCTATAATATCTAATAAAGCTGGTTCTTTACCCGAATTACTTAAAAACTTAGGAATACCTTTACCAGATTGGTTTAAATGCTGGGCAAATAGATTTTCATATCCTTCCTCGGTTGCATCATAGTTTTTTGCCCATTTTTTATAGTGAATATAAGATACATTTAACCACCTAGCAGCCGCCCTATTTGATAGGGTTTGGGACATAGCTCCTAATATTTGTTCTTTGCTTAATGGTTTTGCTAATGGCATTTTTTTTTATTTTAATTTTTTTATAAACCTATATAATTGTAGAGGGGTTTTGATGTTATGTTCTTTTCCTTCCTCAGTTACAAGTATAGCTATTTTACCATCTTCACCATAACGTTCATAAACCCACCAAAAGATAATTTCTGCTTTACTACCATAAAGTAATAAAAACAAACTTTCAATTATTTTATAATAAGCAGCATCATAATCTCCTAAATCAATCCCGGTTTCTAGAAATAATGTATTCCCTCTCTGCCAAGTCTCATCCCAACTTTTTACCATTTCACAAAAACTGTTTTGTTCTTTTTTAGTTTTAGAACTTTGTGACTCCGTAATATCTACATTAGTACCTACTATATCCTTAAGAGGTTTTAATAAATTATTATTTTTTCTATCCATTATTTACTTATTGTAAAAATAGATAAGAATTGCTTTAAGGATAAACGTTTTAATTTAGAAAAATGGGTTGCGGCCGATAATCTTGAATCAGAGACTGTTGATGAAATAGCTTCACGTTTAGGATCTTTTTTTGAATAAAAATTATATTTTTTCATATGGTTGTATATGTTAATAAATATAAGATAATTAAAAAATGTTAAGTATCCAAATCTATCTCAAAAGTTGGTTGGTTGGGGAATTGGAAGTGACATATTCCTTGTATTATAATATTTTTATGGGATGGGTCACCTATTTTGTTAATGGATATTAAATCAAATAACTTTTTATATAACTCTCCATGAAGTATATGATGTTTGGATAGATCATTTCTTTTAATACATTTCGCTAAAAAATCTTCACATGACCAGTTGGGGATATGTTCCCAAGGCTTATTGTTATAGTTAGGAATAGTTTTTGTAAAACTATAAGTTTCACTTAAATATTCTCTATTAGTTAAATAATCCGTTTTATTAACATTTATGAAATAAAAATTGGTTTGGGGTGTAAAATGATTTTTATCTAATTCTTCTAAATCAAACTTATTACGATAGATAGTTTCAAATGAAAATCCATTCATATAATAAAAATCTGCTTCTTTTACTTTAATATCAAATATCTTAGTTTGTAATAAAACATCATTTGCCCCTTTACATAACCACTCAATATTATTATTTTTACAATAATCAAATATTAAATTATCCAAATCAGCAGTGCCAAAATTATGACCTCTATTGACTGGGGAGTCTATAACTATACAATTGGGGAAATATTTCTTCCAGATTAATGAATTTTGTTCTTTAAAATCTCCATCATAATTAGTAGCAACTATAATATGTTCAAATTCTTTTAATACTTCTAAATTATATAATAGATATTGTTCCATTCTAGTAAGATCATCCTCACTAGAAATATAACCTATAGTACCATAAGTTGATTTATTAATAAGTTGCTTTAAATTCATCTACTGAAATTAAGTTTAATAATTGTTTTCGGTTTGTATTAAAGTATCCCCAAGATTTTTCACCTTGAATTAAATCATCTATATTACATTTATTATCCTCTTCTATATTATTAAAAATAACACCACACCCACAATCAGTATCAACTGTGATGAATTTGTGGGGGTATTTTTGCCTTAAACGTAGAGCGGATTTGTAAACATCCCCATGCCAAATTCCTGTTTGGCGAGGAACAAATGTGTATTCCTCTTCAGCAGGATTACAATCATGCATTACAATAATACCATTATCTACTAAATGGTTTAAAGCATTTTCAATATCTTTATCTACTTGATCAGCATGATGTAAACCATCTATAAAAATAATATCATATTTAATATCATGATCTTTAATCAATTCAAAAAACTCATCTGAAGTAATAGGATAATTAATTTCAGGAATAATTTTACCTAATTCTGTTGTAGGATCCACTCCATCTTTATGTTCAGCAGTAATTTCTCTAATATTTTGACCTCTAAATACCCCAATTTCAAGATAATTTTTAAAGTTATTATTTCTAATGAAAGTGTTTATAATTTCAAATCTTTGCATGATCTATAATATATTTTGCTAAATTTTTAGTTGTTAAATTATTTTTAGTGTATTCAAATACTTCATCCAATATGTTATAGTATTTTGACTCATCAAAATTAAAAGCCAAATCTCTAGCTTCTAATAACAATTCTTTAGGAAAATGTAATAGTGTATCTTTAGGACAATTTTCTAAATCTACAAAATAAGGTAAACAATAATTACCTAAAATTTCATAATGTCTCATACAATCCCACCCTGCTTTTTTCATTGTAACCCCATAATAAGATTTTTGATAATCTTTATAATAAGGTCCTTCACTATTGAATATATAAGTTTCAGGTTGTCCTGGAATACACGTTGCGTATTGTTGTGTTTTATCTTTATTAGGGGTAGCTAATTTGCTAGTAGGGATGCCAAATGTGATAGGTAATAAGTTAGGATGTTTTTCAATTAACTCACGTTTAAAGTATAAGTGTTTTTTATATAGTGGGTCTAACTCTGTCTCATCATTACCATCAATTAAAATTACCTTATTATCGGGATAACATTTAGAAACTATATCGTAATAATCCTTACAACGTTTAATAGCACCATATATAATTAAATCATAATATCTATCCTTAATTTTTTCTTCAATATTGGTACGATCAATATTATTATTTCCTATAAGCCAAAATGCAGTCATACCACCCCATAAATGTTTTGATGGTATTTTACCTTCATGCTCTCTATAAAGGGATATGATTTGAGTTGAATCAACAACATCATCACCATATAATTCTCTTAAACCATAAAATACCAGATCGTTTTGATAATCAGAAACAAAACCACCACTAGCCATTGCTATTTTATTATGATTAGTTACGTATAATATTTTCATTTACCAAACTTTTTTAAATCTTCATGTTTAAATAATCCTTCACCATGAGCTACTTTAAAATCTTGGCGAGACCAAAAATGAGAGATTTCACCTTCTGAAGTAATTTTACCTATATCTGTGTTGTATTGGTTTGGAGAATTTTCATCTATTATAAATTTAGAAGTATAATCAATATAGAATTTTCTATCAAATAAACATGGGTTGTTTGTCCAATTCCCCCAACGTGAAGTTGTAGTAAAGTACTCACCTTCCTGGTTAATTTTATCATTAAACTTTTGAGATGGATTACACCAATGTACTGAATCTAGTAGGTGGGGGGATGTTAAATCTATAACTTCATCATAGTGATTGAGTTCATTATTATAGTAAGGATTATAGGTAAATAGTGGATGTCCTGGATTTTGCCTGTGTCTGTATCTAACCACTGAGTAACCCTTAGATATAAGATCAACACCAGAAGAAAGTCTACTATGAGTTGTTTCTTTATTTTCAATTAATTTCCAATCATTTTCTAAAGGGAGGAAATATTGGGAGTTGGTGGATTTTGCTAAATTTAATAATCCAATACCAATCCCAACATTTTCTTCTAACCCAATATAAGGAAGAGAAAAATGATTAGCTACTTCAATATCCTGATCTGTTATTTCTTGACATAAAACTATTGCTTCATCCACAACCTCTAATAATCCATTTTCTTTGTAGGATTTTAGGGTTTTAAATAGTGTATCTGGGGAGTTCCATGTTAATACTCCAATGGATATTGGTAATTTTTTCATATTTTACTTTTTAATAAAACTACCCCACATGAAGTAATTAAAACGTTGATATTCATATTTTTCAAGATTGTTTTCTGTTACACTATTTTTGATAGCATCCCACTCAGATTCATAACCATAAGGCCATTGCCAAAATTCAGCTACCTCTTCAAAAGGGGTTTCATCGCTTTTATAATCATGAAGAATAATAATATCGTCAGTTTTTAAATATTTACTAAAAGTATTAAATTCTTTATTTTTATCTCCCCCATCACAAATTAATAAAGTTTTTCCGGGTTGTTGGATTAACTCAATAATTTCTCTTTTCCCTTCTTTTGAAAAACAATCTTTAATTCTAAAATCAATATCTTTTCTATTTGATTCATTAATAGAAGGATCAATATCAAATGAAGCAAAACTAGCATCTTTTTTTAAGTTATCAAATATATAACTAGATAGACCTCCATTATAGCTTCCAATTTCAACTACAGTATCATATTGGGATAAAAAATCTTTATTAAATAAAAGATAAATTCCTAATACTTGTGAGATTTGAACTTCATTATAATAGTTTAACCTATAATAGGGGTGGCTTTGATGCCAGTTTGTAACCCCAGAGTATCTAACTTTATCATCATAAGTTTTAACTACTAAATGATTTAACATTTGGGCAAAAAAATCGTGTTGATGTTGCATAATTAATTGTTTTTAAAATTTTTATATTGTTGTATAATTAAATCTACTCGTTGCTTTTGTGTATGGTTATTTAAAACTTTTTGATATCCATTCCAAGCAATCTCCTTTCGTTCTGTAGGATTGTTATTATAGTAAGCTATTTTTTCAGCGCAATCTTGAATATCATCGTATAATATAATATTTTCCCCATCAATAAACAAGCTTTCCAATTCAACTTCTTCAGCTAATCTATCTGTGATTACTAATTTACCACAAGCCATTCCTTCAAATATCCTTCGAGTAATTTCCCCCCATCTAGAATGTTGTATAACTATTTTTCCTGAGTTGAGGAATTCTGTATGTTCTTTTCCTTCCCAACCATTTTTATTAATAATATCTCCCTCATAATGATCTGATAAAGTATCTAATATCTGGCTACTACCTCTACCACGTGAAGATACAGCAATATGTTTTTCTTCAACATCCATTTCTTGATATATTCTTGTATCTGCAAAATGGGTCCACCACTCAGCATTATATCCTAATTCTTTATATTTTTTAACAGCTCTAATATCCGGAGAAAGGATTAGATCAAACCAAGGACCTTTAATAGAATTACGTTCAAAATTTTGGGGATCATCTCCAGCTTCCATTATACAATAAGCCCCAGTACTTCTTAATTTAGATAATACTGGAGATAAATGGCGGCCCCAATCCATATGCATAATCACATCAGGAGTGGTTTTAAGCAACTTATATACGTTATCATCCACGTAATTATCGTTAGAATCAAACAGGCTATAAATGGAAGTATCCCAACCTCTTGATTTGAATTCTTCAACTACAGCTAATGGAGTATTCCATTTATCTGTTTCTCTATGGGCGAAAATAAAAGCAATACTAGGCATCTAAAAATACTTCTTTAAATTTATTCATAACTTTTTCTGGAGTATAATCCTGGTAGCAATTTATATCTGAAAATATTATAAGGTTATTTAAAATGTCATATAATTCTTGATAATTATTATAATAGTGTGCATAATCCCCCAATATATCAATGTGGTTTCTTTCTGGTGAATCTCTATAAGTTATAATAGGTTTACCTAATGTAGAAAATTCAGCTATTGTTAAACCAAATGTTTCACCTCGCTCACGAGCATGAATCATAAAATCACAAGTGTTTATAAATGCTACCTTTTTATCTAAATCTGTAGTTCCATTTATAAAGTAAATATTAGGTTCATCAGCAAACGGGGTTGAATTCATGAATAAAAATACTATATCATCTCTATTTTTAGCAATATCAATTACAGCTTGACGAGCAAAGGGGATGTCAAAATTATCTCCACCATACCAACCTATTACAATTTTACTACCAAATTCAAAATCATTTCTATAATTTAGGTCATGTTTTGGTAAATTTACCATATGGGGAACATAAGGTAGTTTCCCATCTGACATCTCATCTGATAGCCATTTTGAGACATAAGCATAAACATCTCCATGGGGGTCATTATGTTTAAATACTGAATGGATTAAATTTCTAGAATTAGAAACTAATTTACCATCGTTAAAACCAGCTTTAATATAATAGATAGCATCAATACCTTCCTTTTCAACTATACTTTCTACCTCACTAAAATCATTGTAGAGATATACAGTAAATTGTGTTTTAAATTTGTCTAATGACGTTAAATCGGCATTAGCATCCGAAATAATGATAGACTCATTGCCTAAAATATCTCTATTACCTAATGCGTAATCATATAAAGCTACTTCAGTACCCCTAATACCTAATTGATTACTATGGAATGCTATTTTCAAAGTGTATCGTAATAATTGTTTTGTTGTTCTTGACGTTTTATATCTTTATGGTGGAGAATACAAATTTCTTCATGATTTGGAAATATACCAAAAAAATCATTACCCTCCAACACTTCATGAACTTTATTCTTCCATTTTACAACACCACTATTAACATATATTCTTTGTTGTAAATCCGGGAAGTTAACCCACCCCTTTTCATTTACATTCCACTTCCATTTTTGGATGTGTTCATTAGTTAATCCTTCTACAGTATTAATTCGTGGAACATAAAAAGCATGAACTTCAGGGTTAGCTTCAATTGAACCTTTAATCCAAGGAATAAATTGATCACCTATCATCTCATCAGCATCTAACTGAACAATCCAATCTCCACTACATAAAGAAGTTAAATAGTTCTTCATATTAGCAAAATGACCATCAAATTTGTAAGAATGCCATGCAAATTTAGGAGCATTTACAGATTTAGCTCTTAAATAATCTTCAACACCTTTTGACCCATTTTCAGAGTCGAATAGAATAACTATTTCATCTTCATCATCTTTATTTTTAATAAGAAAATTTAATAATTTAGTAATTTCTAATAATTCATCCTTTACGGGGATAGCGTAACTTAATTTCATCTAATAACTTTTTTACTTCAATATTATCTTCACAAAAAACCAATTTTATAGTTCGAGCACCTCTACTATGAAGGTGCTCTAAATTGGCAATTAATTTATCTAATTCCATTAATCTTTTTCAAGTACACCAATGTACTCAAGAGCCCCAATATAATCAAGTTCCGGATAATTTTTCATATTATCCATGTCCATTCGATATTCATAAGGACTACCATCTTTTTTCTTATATTTTTCTTTATCCTCATCCGTAACAACTGGAACTGATTTTACAGCTGACCAATGCCAATTATCTTTATTTGAGCCGTTAGCAAATATCATTCCTAAATTAGGAAGATTTACTGTTGAAGGCATCCATATACCTCCATCTTTATCTTCATAAAATAAATCTTTATAAAGTTCTGGAAGGATTTCTGATTGTTCTTTTATAAAATCAGAATCTTTCACCATTAGTGAATTTGAAATAAACCCACACCCCATACATTGGTAGTTAGTTATTGATTCATTTACTTCTTGAGAGTAACAAGCGTCACTCCCACATTTTTTACATATTGTTAATTTATCCATTATTTCTTTAATTTTGGTAATTCTAATTTTTTAGAAGTGTTTAAGTTTGGTAAGTTTAAAGTTACTTGTTTAGCAAATTTAGGAATATTCTTATCCAGATACGAAGATAATACCCCATCCATCGCATCCCAACTAAAATTAGATTTAGAATAATGAGCTTGTCGTTTAGCAGCTTCTAAATGTTTTTTATAATTCTTTAGTATACTTTTAAAACCATTACCAACATCTGATGGGTTTGGAGAGAACCATTGACTCTCTGGGAGTATCATATTAGGAACAACCGCACTACTATCTACATTTTTTAAACTTCCATTAAGTACTAAACTAAATTTAGTATTTATAAAATCCATATGACCACTCCACCCACTAACCATAATTGGTTTTTGAGATAGACTAAATTCAAGTAGTGGACGGCCAAAACCTTCACCTTTAGTCAAACTAACCATTGCTTTAATTTTAGTATGGTTATACAATTCATTCATCTCAGTGTTTGAAAGTTCACCATGAATCATGTAAACGTTAGGTAAATTTTTTCCTTTTACTGTTTTTTGGATTTGGTAGTATCGTTTTTGGAGTAATTTTTTATCCATATATGATGCTCCTGAACCTGATACTTTCATAATAAGTGCAGGGGGGTTTGGGGTATTTTTAAATGTTTCTAAGAAAGATTTAATAGTATATCCCACATTTTTCCTATCTTCACCTAATCCTCCTTGCATCCAATGCCCTACAAATAAATAACAAAAAGACTCTGGGATTGAACTTAAATCAAATGTAGATTTTACAGGTTTGTAGATGTCTAAATTAGCCCCTTCAAATAATACTTCAATGGGTTTTTGTACTTCGACAGTACCTACTACTTTACCGTGTTCCTGTTTTTGGAATCTTGAATTTAAAAATGCTTCTTTAGAGTGTTTTGAAGAAACAAAATTAATATCCATTCTATTAATTCCTTCTACCCAAGTAGCATCTACAATAGTAGTTTCCATTCCGGCTGTCATACCAATATTATACTTTCCTACAGGTTGAAATTCATTTGGAACTGTTATTTGCATCCAAATATCAGGTTGGATCTTTTGATCTTCTTGGTTATGAAGATGATTTAATAAAAAACCCCACTCTTCCTTATGGTCATTAATAAATTCCCAAGGTGTGTTTCCCCATCTTTGAGATAATAATTTTACTTCGTACTTATCACTTTTAATTATAGATTTGATAACATCACGACTACGTGCTCCATATCCTGAGTATGTATCAAAAGGAGCGGATATATAAAATGTTGGTTTGTTCATTAGTATACTAATTTATGATTTAAAACGTCTGGTGTAAATTCTTTAGGGTTGAAAATTTCGTATCTATGACGAGGTTTCCAAGTTGAGAATAAAGTATCTACACTATTAATAACTCTATCTCCCATAATTTTGGAAGTAAACCCAGCTTCATCTCCTGTAGCCCATTTAAGTCCTTCTTTACCACATTCCTGTCTTTTATCTTGAGGCATAAGATATAACTTCATAATTTGTTCAGCTGCATCTTCAGCATTACATCTATCATCCCAAATATAGGGTGTTTTAGGAGATCCTTGTATAGATCTATTAGTAGGGAAAACTGGGAATGCCCATTTACCACACTTTTTATATTTACCCGTATGGTTAGAAGGTATATTTTCATCAGGTGTAAACCAGTTTCCATCTTCATCCTCAAATCGTAATTGATCTTGCATACCACCAGTTACATTAGCTATAATAGGATTACCTACTAATAAAGCTTCGGTTAATGCTAATCCCCACCCTTCATTAGAGGATAATAAAATTTGAGCATCACTACTATTATACAGTAGATTCATATAATTAATAGGTAAACGATTTGTTGAAAAAATTATACCTTCGTAATCATCCCCAAATAAATAATCTCTTACGGCTATTAAATCTGTACCGTTTTGATCTGATGGTTGGGTGTGAAGTACAAGAGCACATTTATCTGCTTCTTCTTTTGATAACTTATCAATAAAACACTTCCAAGCAAACATTGTATCTGGAATTGATTTACGTCTAATGTTTCGTGAGTTAAATAATAAGACAAAATCTTTTTCTTTACCACCTAACATTTGATTTCTAAAATCAACAAGTTCTTTATTATCCTTCTCAATTGGGAAGTAGTATTTTGAACTAACACCATGAGGTATATAGTCAATTACTTTACCATCTGCTTTTTCTCCTAAAACCAACTTATTAATGTTAGTTGTTTGTTTAGAAATACCTAACAACGCATCACAAGACTCATAAAATTCTTTATTATATGATGGTGCGGGGTAATTATCCCAAATGTTAAGATAAATAATTGGGGTGGATTTGCGGATTTCATTTTCAATTGTAAACAACCATTCAAAATATCTAGGATCCGTAATAAGCATTATAGCATCCGGCTTCTCAATATTTAATAAATTCCTAAGTAAAACAGGATCACCATAACCACTAATTGGGTATATGGTAACAGAAGAATCTTCAATTCCTGTTTCTTTATTAGTATCTTGACTTAAATCAAAACGCTTACCAGCGTCCGGATGTTTCATTGCTCCCCCTAGGTTTACCCAATTATAATGGTGACAAGTATTGATTATAATATCTTTACCTACACCACCTACTCCTGATGGCAAACGGATATCATCTGTTATCAAAAGAATTTTTTTCCTTTGATTTTGGGGTATATAACCTTCTTTCATAAAAAACTTATTTTAAATCTAAATTATTGTGTGAGTGTACTGTTTTTCTAAAATCATCATCTGTAAGATACATATGAATTGCTCTATCTGCTAGTTTTTGAAATGAAAATTTATGTCTCACACATGAAACCTTAAATTCATCAAATAACTCTGCTTTTACTTTTACACTAGTTAGTGTTTGTTTATTCTTATCCATAATTTTTATTATTAACTTATTTTATATACATATATCTAAATTATTCAACAGTCGCGGAACATAAATGAGTTTTGTAGAAAGAGCACCACTTACAATTATTATTAATTATTTCAGGCATATCTTTAGAATTAAACCCATCCCTAGTAAAGCAATTTTCTAGAAAATCTTGTAGTGATTTTGTTGCTCTATTTATTGAGGTTTTACCTGAAGGAGGTCTGAATTGTTGTATGCGTTTAATTACAAAATCTTGTGATTCAAATAGTTTACGCTTTACAATAAAGAACTCAATTTCGATATTATCTATTGGAACATTATATTGTTGGGCAAAGAATTTTTTATACAACACTAATTGATGTTGTTTTGATTTATCTTTCTTTGCTTTGTCATTCCAACCACGTGTAGAAGTTTTTATATCGATTATAACGAATTTATCTGTATCTTCATGATATAGCACAACGTCAAGAAATCCCATGTATTTTACGCGAGGTAAACGTATATTAGGCGCTAAAACAATAGGTACCTCACAACCCACGAGCGACCATCCTCTTTTGGAAAAATACTTACTTTTATTTTTCTTAAAATAAGAAATTATTTCAACTCCATCATTATAAAACTCTCTAATCTCTTCGGGAGTACTAAAATGTTCTTTGTTGTTTTTTTTATAGGCATCCGCATAACAATTTCTTAAACGTTCTTCAAAATCCTCTTCTAAATCAATACGATCAGCTTCAGCACCACTTTTATTGTACATTACATCTAAATACATTTGAAGTGTTTCATGTAATGCTGATCCAAATGTCATATGGATACTTTGTTCTTGTACTTTATGCCCATCTCTATAATTTAATGCCCACTTTTTAGGGCATTGAGTATACATTGATAGTTGAGAATATGAAACATTTTTCTCAAACGCGAAATTAACAGGTTCGGGAGGGTTGTTTTGTATTTCTCTTACAATTTGTGGTACTTTTTTCTTTTTACTCAAAACTTATTTTTTCTTTAAAATAGTTAATCCGGGCCATTCAGGTTTTGTTTCCCATATCTCCCATTCCGGGTGTGAATATACGAACTCTGTTATGGCAATCCAAATTCCTTTTGTATCACCTTCCCAACCACCATGTCTAAAAGAAATAGTATCGTGTAACATAATATATTTGTTACATTTTCTATGGTATATTTCTAATTCTTGTTTTACTTGATTGTAGTCGTGGGCCGTATCAACAAATATTAAATCAAAATTTGGGATGGAGTTATAAAAATAAGGATCTAAATCATCAGCTATTCTAAAATTAAAATCTATTTTTCTTTCTTTAGCTCCTGACCTTACAATATCTAAATCAGCCCCCCATATTGAAGGTTCATCAATATCAACCCCTAAATAAGTTTTAGGTAAATGGTAATCTTTATTTTCTTCCCTCAAACCATAAAGAAAAGCCCAAGTACCTGTAATCCATCTAACTCCTAATTCTAAGACTGAATCACACTCACGAGTATACTTTACTATTGTTGGAAAAAATTCGTTTATATCTGAAGTAACACTTCTTAGGTAGTGGTACTTTTCATCAATAATTCTACGGTTTTGGGGTTCCATATTATTTCTTCCATTTACCTCTCATTACTAACTGAGCGATGATTCCGTAATTAGATATATCAATGAAACTATCGATCATAGGTTCATCATTAACATAGTTCTTGCCTTTGCGTTTTAGCATGTTCTTTAGGCGGTTTATCTTGTCATTACAGCGCAGCCAAATGCCAGTCAATGAGAGTTGTACATCTTCATCTTCCGTAAGTGTAGACCCTAAAGCAATATTTCCTAGCCCATAATCTAACATCTTTCCAGCAAACAAATCATATTGTTCTTTTTGAATTTGTTTAAATTCTTTAGATAATTCAGGGTATTTTTTTTCAAAATCATTTACAGATGAACCTATAATTTCATTATAACTTACTTTTGTTTGGTGTTCTTGAGGGATAATTGAATCCTTTATATATTCCTCAGGGTTTGTTGATGTTGTTGTTGTATTATTCCACATTATATAACTTGTTTATTATTTAAATATTTTTCAATTGCTTCTAAACGATCATCTGCTTCTACCAGCATAGTAAGAGCTTCTTCAGCATTCTTGTAAAAATCCCCTGTTGAATGATCACCAATACCTGCAGGATTTTTCTCTAGTAACTCTAAGGTTAATAATGCTTTAGCTCTATCAGCGTGTGCTGAAGTAAAAAGCATATCTCTTAATTTACTCATAACTTTATATTTTTAATTAATTTTTCTGTTTCTTTTTCATCTACACCCATACTCCATAAAATACTTCTTACACTCTCACCTAGAATATCAATATAATGATCTGCTTCTCCTAAAGAGCATTCATAGTATTCAGCAACATATTCTGCTATTTCTTTATAGTTTTTGCTTTTGTTTTGGGTTTTGACGTACTTAAGCCAGAGTTTCTTTTTTGGGATCATTTCTCGGTAGATTGAATAAATTTGTTGTTTGTTTTGTGGGTTTATCTTTTGAACATAATTTACAATATCAATGTAATGTATATTCATCGATACATATCTATGTATCATATAAGAGTTCCACCTTTCCCATGATTCTGTTGAAATTTCTTCGGGGGAAGATTTGTGTAGCATGATTTCATCAAGCCATTCAAACAACGTTTTTATATCTTTCTTACCTGTTTTCACCTATTTACTAGACTGTTTCTTTAGTAAATTCATCTCTTAATTCTTTAGGTATCATATCAACCATTACTTCACCAGTAATTACGTCATAAAATACTGGAATAGGCATAATTGCATCTTCTGATGTACCTGCTACAAATTTAGAGATTTTACGAAGGATTACACCTTCTGAGAATACTTTACCACCTGTTGAAGAAGTAATTGCTGTTGTGTTTGTAAGATCGATGTTTGGACCTTTCATTTCTGGTTGTTGTGCCATTTTTTAGTTGTTTTTGTTTTGTTTATAATCTAAATAAAAGCCAATTAATACTATAACATTCATACCAAAGCTGGCTATAAACTCTTGTATGTCTTCATATACGGTTGTCATTAAATGAACGTGCCCCACCATCCAAAACGGTATCGCCAAATTCTGGCTAATCCAAATTATTGTAAATTTTAGGAATTGTTTCATTTTAATTCAATAAGACGAGCAATTAATGCTAAGCAGTTGATCTCTTTATCGATACGAAAATTAGACTGATAACTATACTCGTTGATATGAACAGCAACCATTCCTTCTCTTCCATTTGCGTAGGTAGAAGCATTATCGTAAAGATAACGATACAACTCCTCAAAATCCTGAACATTAGCATTTGCGATCGTTTGTCTAATTTCTCGCCATAAGGGTTTAGCATTACTTAATTCTTTAAGTACTTGAACCATATAATTAGAAGAAACAAGTACTGATTTATCTATTGTTAATTTATTATCTTGGGTTGATAGTTGAATAGTATTAAGACATTTACGCAAATCTGGGTAGAATTGATTTGTAATTATTTTAATATCTTCTATTTCAAATTTAGTATTTTCTTCCCCTAAAATCCAAGCAATGTGTTTAGCAACATCAGCTTTTGTTGGTGGGATGATTTTTAATGTCTGACATCTAGATTGTAAAGGATCAATAATACGTTCTACATAATTACAAGTTAAAATAAATCTAGTATTACGAGAAAATGTTTCAATAACATTACGAAGGGAAGCCTGTGCCTGAATAGTAAGAAAATCAGCTTCATCTAAAATAACTACTTTAAGTGGTTTGAAACTTGCTGATGATGCAAATCCCGATACTTTATCTCTAATTGTTTCAATGCCACGTTCATCTGAAGCATTAATATAAAGGTACTCACAATCAAGATTTTTAACAATGATTTTAGCTAAAGTAGTTTTACCTGTACCTGCGGGACCATAAAATATAAGATTTTGTATATCATTCTGTCCCAAATATTGTGATATAGTTTTCTTAATATGTTCGTTACCAACATAATTCTCTAGTGTAACTGGTCTATAACGTTCAACTAATAATCCATGATCTTTCATAACTGTAATATACGATTTTTTTATTCAAAATCCCCGTAAATATTATATTTCTTTGGAGGCTCCGGTTTAATTTCTATTTCTTCTGTAGTGATAACATATAGTTTACTATCTAATGGGGCAAGTCTAAATTCTGCTTTTTGCCCAGTTTTAGCAAACCAAGCTTCTAGAGCTTCAGTAAGTGATTTATGTACCACTTTATCGCCAACAAGCACCCAGGAATCTCCTGGGGCTTGTCTATTAGCGATTAGTTCTAAAAATTCTTGTTTTTCTTTCATTAAAACATTCCTCCCATTCCACCTACATTAACCCCATCATCCTTAGTTTCGGGATCATTTACAACTACACATTCTGTTAATAAAATGGTACCTGCTACTGATGCTGCACTTTCTAAGGCTATACGAGTTACTTTAGCTGGATCAATAATACCTGCTTCTTTCATGTTGACTGTTGATTCGGTTTTGAGATTATAACCATTCCAAATTACACCCTCATCTGATAGGTTTATACCTAACATCTGTGCTTCAACTTTGCTGTAACCCGCATTAGTTAGAATTTGTTCAAATGGCTTACCACATGCTTGTTTTACGATTTGGGCTCCAATATCATTTCCCTCAATGGTTTTAAGAGCATATAATAAAGCAGCACCACCTCCAGGTACAATACCTTCTTCAATAGCCGCTTTAGTTGCATTTAAAGCATCATCTACACGATCTTTTCTTTCACCCATTTCAGTTTCAGTTAACCCACCTACATGGATAATTGCTACTCCTCCTGTGAATTTTGCGAGTCTTTCTTGGAGTTTTTCAATTTCAAACGGGGTTTGTGCTTGTTCGATTTGTTGCTGTAATTCTTCAATACGTGTTTGTATTGATCCAGCGGATCCTTTTCCATCTATGATTGTTGTTTGGTCTTTTGTAATATTGACAGTACGTGCTTCTCCAAACCATTCCCAAGAGAATTTATCAAGTTTCATTGCTTTTTGTTTTGAAAATACTTGACCTCCAGTCATGGTTGCGATGTCTTCTAAAATAAGCTTACGTCTATCTCCAAAATCAGGAGCTTTAACTGCAGCTACTTTAAGTGTTCCTCGTGCTTTGTTTACTATCAAAGTGGCGAGTGCTTCTTGATCAATATCTTCAGCTATGATAAGAAGAGAGCGATTAGTATTTGAAACTGCTTCCAATACCGGTAATAATTCTTTTACTGTAGTAAAACGTTCGTCAGCAACTAAAATGTATGGGTTATCTAAACCACACGACATTGTATTATTATCAGTTACAAAATAATGGGATTTATAACCTCTATCAAATTGCATCCCTTCAACAGTTTCAAGATAAGTTTCTCCTGATTTTGATTCATCAATAGTTACAACCCCATCTCTACCTACTTTATCCATTGCAGTAGCAATTAATCTTCCAGTTTCTGGGTCATTATTAGCTGAGACGGTAGCAATTTGCTCTAATTGGTCTTCTGAAGAAATTTCTTCAGCATTCTTGCGAAGGGTAGAAACCACCTGTGCAACTGCTTTATCAATTCCACGCTTAATTTCTACGGCATTAGCTCCGTTATTAAGATGTTGTAATCCTGCTTTAACCATTTCTCTAGCTAATAAGGTAGATGTTGTAGTACCATCACCAGCAACGTCTGCAGTTTTAATAGCTGCTTGTTTTACCATTGATGCCCCAACTTCTTCTACTTTATCTGATAAGGTAATTGATTTTGCAACTGTTACACCATCCTTTGTACTTTGGGGATATCCGTGGTCATTTGCTATTACAACATTACGACCATTTGGACCTAAAGTTGAAACTACAGCATCTGCTAATTTATCAATACCTCCTACTAATTGTTTACGAGCGTTTGGCCCAAATTCTATAACTTTACTCATGGTTTTCTAATATTTGTTTTTCTTCTTCTGTTACTTCGGTTTGTTCTAATATTTCAGTTATTGAGGCTCTATTTCCCAAACGAGCTAATATCTCATTTTCTTTTCCAACCCAATACTCGTCTCCCTCAAATTCAAATCTAGTAAAACCCATTGTTGGAAGTACAACTAAATCTCCTGGGTTAAGTGTTGTAGAGATAAATGTACCCGTATTGGCATAATATCCTTCACCTACAGAAACCACCTCTGCTGATTTATTTAATTCATTCCCCATATCGGGGACGATAATTGAACCATAAGTAGTTTCTTCTGTGTCTACTGGTTTTACGATAACTGCATTGTACAGTGCTTCTAATTTCATACTCCTAGTTTATTTAATAAATTTTCCATTGCTTCTTTTTCTTTTGTATACTCTCCAATATAACTCATAATACTGGAGTATTCTTTTTGATGGTCAGTTTTTCCTTTAGCAATTTTCTTTAATGCTGCTGCTAAGCTAGTATAGTGACCTACTACTTTTTCATAGTCTTTCCCTTCATTACCATTGTTCTTTTTCTTAAATTTTCCTACATTTTTTTCATCAGGTGTGATGATTTCCATTACTGTATAACAGTATGGGTCTTTCGTAATGAAAAATGGAAGTAACTCTGGATCTCTAATTGTTGTGTTTGCCATAAAACTTTTTTTTTATAATTATAACTTATATCTATTATACCGTAAATATACGAACAATAGTGCGCTAGGACACGCTTTTTGGTAAAACTCTTATTTTATTTTTATTGATTTTGGTTTTGATTCTTCAGATAAAGGAAGGTGGAGTTTTAATAATCCATTTTCCATCTCAGCATTAATTTTTGATAAATTATACTTTGGAGAGATTTTATATCCTAAGTCAAATGACTTTTTTGATAAACCATGGTAAATATACCCAGAGAAATCTAATTCTTCTTCGGGTTTTTGATAACTAATTTTTAATAAATCCCCCTCAACACTAATAGAAATATCTTCTTTAGTGAGTCCTGTACAAGCGACTTCGAAGTGTAAACCTTCGTCGTTGTAATAGATGTTTAATGGGTGGGGTTGTTTTGAATTGAATGCCGGAGCAAACTGATCTTCAGTATTGAAGAAATTTCTAAATAGAATGTCGAACGGATTACGTTCATTAATTTTTAATGTACTCATATCATTTTTTATTTGTGGGACCTAAGTTCCCGGTTAATTTAATTTAAACATAACACGTGCCCTAGCTACCTATCATGTTCTAATATACATATATAGAAATTATTTAAAATTCACGTTCTGCTTTTCTTGACATGAAATATTCACTTGTTATTTCTTCTTTTTGAAATTTTAAATTCAATAACCCCATCTCACTTACACATAATTTACCACCATCCATATCTTTATTAGCATGAATTATAGTTTTAAACATATCTGAATTGAATGGGATTTTTAAGTTACTTGAAGTAATATTACCTGGGATTTGGTATGTAATTTTATTATTGTGACCTTGCTCATCTCCAAATACAAACTCACATACAACATTACCATCTAAATCTTCAGTAGTAGTTAATAACATATTATCAACCCCCTGTAATGCACTTTTAGCTTTAATTAAATTATCCACATCTTCAGGAGATAAATCTAATTCTACAACCCATTCTGGGATGTTTACAGTACCTACTTTTCCTATAAGTAACGAATCTGCTAAAGCATAAGTTAAATTAAAGTTCATGTCTGATATCTTTAATTTTGTAGAAATTACATTTGTTTTTTCGAGTTCTAATAATAGATCTCCACTACAAATGTTAATTAAACTTTGGAGTTTTTTAGTATCAAATATTGCTAACTTACTGTCTTCTAAATCAAAGTTATTACAAATAACACTGCCTATAACATCACGAGTAGGTGTCATAAAATCAATCTCTAAGCTGTTATCTTTTGTTACCCATTTAACGGATTCATTCAATCCTAGATAATATTTACTTATTACACTTTGAAGTGTTAATTTACTTATCATAACTTTCTATTTGATGTGAATGTAATTATTTTTTTGCTAAAGTCCAAGTTGGAGGGATAAATTTCAGTGAAGATTTATAATCAGGACCAAAAAGAATACTTCTTGCTAAATCGTAATCATTTACACCTACCTCGGGATTTGGGTGTTGATTATTATAATTAACAATTTCTTCATTTAAAATGTAAACTCCATAATTTTCATAAGAATTAAAGGCACTTGGGGTTCTTTTAATTTCATATGAAACATAGCAGTCAGTTTCATCATCTAAACTTGAAACAATATTCAGGTGGGGGTTATTTACTATAATTTGATCCGCATGAGGAGTTACTATGTTGTACTCTGGTATACTCCAATGATTAATATAATCTATACAAGCATTAATATACTCTAAATGGGTTTCAATACTATCAAATTCTGCTAAGAAAAAATTTGTTTTTTTACCATAAGGAGAGAAAACATCAATATGGGCTTGTGTAAGTTTACCTTTTTTATTCCACTCAAATACTTCAACTTGCCAGTTAGTAAACCAACTTCTACCATATTCAAAATAATGACCTGGGGGTAGGTTATAATTATCTACCTGAACTTTTTTACCATCAATAATATTGTAAATGTAAATTAATAAAGGGTTTTCACCCCAAGTAGATACTTTAAGGCCTATGTTTCTAGAATTATATTCAGTTTGAATTATACTCATTTTTATAATTTTTTATATATTTTACTACCTGCCACCAAATAATCAATTGTACCCTTTATAAGATGGAAAAATGCTTGTTCGGGGGTGTTTATAATAGGTTCACCATGACCATTAAATGAAGTGTTTAACATAACAGGAATACCTGATATTTTATTATATTCATTTAATATATTCCAGAATACTGGATTATTATGTTTGTAAACTATTTGGGGACGACCTGTATTATCTACTTTATGAACTACAGCCGGTATTCTATCTGCCCACTCATCACGTACAGTATAACACATAGTCATAAATTCTGCAGTATGGTGTGATCTAGGAACATCAAATACTACATTAGCATACTCACTCATTATAAAAGGAGCAAAAGGCATAATTTCATGTCGTTCTAATCTTGTATTAAGTATTTCATGAGTTTCAGCATCCGTAGGTCTTACCATTACAGAGCGAGCACCTAAAGCTCTAGGACCAAATTCAAATCTACCATTAAATAAAGCTATAATATTACCTTCATGGATTAAACTACCAACTTTAGAGTAATCTAAATCTTGGGCTATTACTTTAAGAGTAACAGCATGGTCATCAATTTCTTTTTGGGAATATTCTAAACCTAAAAAGGCATCTTTTAACTTTTTTACACCTTTCCAATCTCCAACGTCTATTGAACTTTTTATCGCAGCCCCAAAACTAATACCACTATCCCCCATAGCAGGACATACAAACATATTATCATACAATCCAGATTCATTAATCACCTGATTTAATTTTACATTTGCAAATACTCCCCCAGCTACTGATAAATTACGATATTCTGGGTAGAGAGAAGAAATATCAGTAAGATATTCCATAAAAACATCTTCTGTGTATTTTTGGAGATTAAAAGCAAAATCTTGTCTATTTTTCTGACCCTCAAACCATCCTTCTTCAGCTAACCTAGAATAAACAAATTCTACTGCCATCCCATTTTCAGGATGGGTGAATTGTAAATTACCTCTATAAGTTAAACAACTTTTAAATGAATTATATAAATACTCATTATATTCTCCATGACCAGCCATTCCCATAATCTTCCCCTCATCTTTAGTACCTTTCCAACCATATTGGAAACATGCATAAAACCAAAGATTAGCTATAGAACCTTGCTCCCTTATAGGAATAGAATGAACTTTGTTCATTTTCCCATTTTCAGCTAGCCAAATAGTTCCATATTCTTTTTCATATGAACCCCCATCTGAAGTAAGTACTAAGGTTTTATCTGTAAATCCTGAATTATAATAAGTACTATAAGCATGAGCTTCATGATGTTCAACCCATTGAATTTTATCCTTAAGTTTAATTAATCTTTCCCTAAAGATTGTCATTTCATCTTCAGGTTCATTAACGTCTCTATTTTTACATTGTACTAAATATAGTAAAGTTGGATCTGAAATTGAAATAATATCAGCATCTTCTAAAAGAATACCGGTTTTTTCTTCTATTACTTTTAATGAGTGAATTGGGGCATCCCACCAACTATTTCCTGCTTTTTTTCGAGTAATTCTCTCGTCTTCGATAGCATATTTTACCTCTCCATCAACAATTAGAGTTGTTGATTGTCCGTGTGCTCCGAAAAATAGTCCGTATATTTTAGCCATAATTAAAAGTTAAAAAAAATATCTTTATAAGGGTTAAGATTCAGTACCCAACCGAGATCTGAGTAGAACCCTTCTAATTTATTTAGTAGTATTGAATCAAAAATTTTATCTCTATCTGCATATTCCTCAATGAATATACGTATCTTTTCTGGCAGGTCAAAGTCTAAAAATGAAATAGCGTTAATTTGGTATGGGTTTGGTTTTAAGTAAATCCATTTTATTTTTTCACCTTGGGTTATCATTTTATGTTGATTACTTAAACCCCAAAATTTAAGTAAATCATTATAAATTATTGTAGATCTAACTGAGGCTGGAGCGCCTTTAGCTATGATCGAAAACATTTCCCCAGCACGTGCCTTACGTTCAGTGTATTTATTTAGGGTTTTAACTGATGTTGGATTACCTAACTGTGTTAGCGGTATACTACCGTCTAATATCTGCTGTCTAAATTCTTTAACACGAGCATCGATTTCAGGTTGTTGTGCGCCTTTTAACACGTCTACTAATACTTTATGGAAAAACTTACCTAGTACTGGTGGGAAATTTGCCTTCTTAAATTCAAGACCTTTTACATCAAGTGTTTCTTTTTTAATACCTTCTTGCTTAGTAATCCACTGAGCATATCTTCTAGTAGCCCTGAAATAAGCCGCACGGATAACTGCCTCAGTCTTCATTTCTAACCTATGAGCACCCTTAGCATTAAAGCAATTTACAGCTAATTCACCATAAGAGTCAGTAATAATATCCTGATATTTTAAAGCTATACTTTCTAATTTATCATCTTTTTCTTCACTAGGCATTTCCTCGAAATTAGGATATAAATGTCTAAGTAAAGGTTCAGCATGAATATAAATTGAATCTGTATCAGAATATGCTACATAGTTTGTATCTTCAAGATCACAGATCCACCAAGGAGTATCTTCTATATGCTTCATAATTCTATATTCTCTTTTATAACCTTATTTATATGGCGATTTGCTGTTAGGGCAGATTCCTGAATAATACGTTGACCACTCAATGTAATTGCTTCAGATAAAATAACATTACCATAACGGAAACTACCAAGAGCAGTTGCACCATACAAACTATTTAGCAAAATCTTCATAGTATATTGCTTCATATGAAAACCAGCACCTAATTCCTTATTACCCTCTTTAAATGCCTTTTTCTTTAAATTATTATACATTACACGCTCATCAAACCACTTCTTTAAAATAGTAGATAATACTGATTCACGATTAGTATTAAACATAACACCATTGGCTGAAATAGATAATTCATTTTGTTGGATCATTGATATTAATCTTCTAACACTAACTCTAGTTCTATTTCGTTTAGCATTTTCAATCATTAATTCCTCCTCAGGATCTCTCTTTAATAAATCATTTAACCCTAAACGATTATTTCTATCATCGGCATCTATAATCCTACCAACCATTGTTTCTTTACCAATATTAATAGTCATAATAATTGATGGGTATAGTGAAGTTAAATCTTCATCAAATACATAGTTGTAAATACCCGCTTTAGGGCAAAATAAATAACCGCCAGCATAGTTCTTTTTAGATAAGGGGTTACGTTCTTTAGCAGGTGGTACAATACCCTCACTTAATAAATAAGCTGAAATTGCTCCATCTTGAGTTTTAGTATTAGCATATACTTCACTGTAATTGTGTTTACCTTTATGAGCTAAGTTTTTAACAAGTGACAAGTATTCTAACTTTTCATCTAATAATTTTAAAATCTCAACATCTACAAAGTTATATTGAATAAATTTATGTATGTCAGCTTCAAATAAATCATCAAGATTACCTTCATATTCTATTTTCTTCATTCCTACATACTTCTCACCAATAGCATCTAATTTAAATGATGGTTCATCTGCCCAACTAAACTTCTTATGCAAACGCATGTAATCAAGTGATTCTACACCTGCTATTTGAATATATTGATCTTTATACCAAGGAGTTTCACGAACATAGCCAATAGGAGATAAATAACGAGCTACATCTTCACCTAAAACCTTACACATTCTATAGTAAAGATAGGGAACATCAAAATAATCACTATTCCACCCTACTATAATATCTGGGTCTATTTCTCTAAATTTTTCTAGGAATTTTAGTAATAACTCATCTTCAGTAGCACAGGGTATAATCTCCTTATTTTTAGCTTTAGTTCTAGAAAGTTGGGATTTTTTATCTAAAATTAATATTCCCCACTCATCAACTTGCTTATCATACCAAGCAATAGATGTTACTTTTTTAGGAGCAGATTTAATATACTCTTCAGTAAGAGCATCTCCCCATTCGGTTTCAATATCAAAAAATATTTCTCGGTGAGTTGTAGAAGGTTCATCATCAATTCCATATCGTTCTACTAAGAACTTTTGATATGGTGTCATATCGTGGAAATGAAGTTTATTATTTTCTTTATCCCATTTGCGAACTTTTTTTAGAGGCTCACCTCCTAATCCCAAATGTGTAGCATCAGCTTCACCACACTCTACATAAGCTTGGTTTACCCATTCTACTTTGCTGTAGCCTGTATCTTCCCAGAGGTGGATTAGATAATTATTACTACCTCGTTGCTGTGCAAATGCTTTTTTATACATATATAACCTATTTTGACTATAATATAATGAAGACTTAACCCGTTTCCAAGTTAAGCCTCCAATTTTTATACAAATGTTGTTATTTTAATAAAGTTTGTGCTATTTCTAATTCTGTGAAAAACTGAGATAAATCAGGTCTAAAATAGTTAATTGATTTCATTACTTTATTATCTGAGGTACGATATACAACATACTTACCATTTGATTCTTCATAATGGCATGGTTCACCTTGTTGTTCAGAGCGTAATTTAACCGTTTCTTCTGCCTCAGCAACTGTATTACAAATTTTAGACATATTAGATGCTTGCACTTCAGCATAACCATCTAGCATTTTATCCTTTAAACCAAATACTAAAGCTCCATTACCTAAGCCTACATAGGTAATATCAAGTAGAGCATCAAATATTTCAATAATATTTTTTTCTTTAACTGCAACTTTTAATTCATCCAACTCTTCTTGGATAAAGTTAATTACAAAATCAGCATCTTTAGGGTCTATTGTTGGAGTAGTTCGGTTTTGATAACTTTTCCCCATAACTTCATTAAACTCTTCTACTTCATCTACGAATGGTACTTTTTTATTACTCATAACTTTATTTATTTAAATATTATGTCCTCCGTTATTAATCTTCAGACTGTCAAAAAATTCTTTTCTTGCTAAATTATTATTTTCTCTAAATACACCATTAGCTTTGGTAGTAACCATTGCTGCTCCTTGATGTTTAACTCCACGACATGATACACAATTGTGAGTTCCTACAATAGTAACAATAACACCCTTATTACCTTCAGTAATTTTATCTACGGCATTATGGATAGCTGATGTTAGTTGTTCTTGAATAGCTCCCCTACGACCAAATAGCTCTACAATTCGGTTTAGTTTAGATAATCCAATTACTTGACCTTCATCTCCAGCAATATAACCAATATGAACTACACCTCCAATTGTTTGGTGATGGTGAGAACACATACTAGTAAGTGGGATGTTTCTTTCAATAATAATACCATCATATCCATCTGAGGGGAATGATGTAATAGGTGACATTGCTGTATAACGTCCAGCCCATAAGTCATTTACATATGCTTTTGCTACACGACGAGGTGTTTCCATTGAGTTTGGATCATTTCTCCAATCACATTTTAAAGCATCAAGAAACTTACCATAAGCCTCTTCTGCTTCATCAATCATTGATAGTTTTTCATCACTGTTAAGGGGGAAACCTTCAGCAACACCGTTTGCGAAACCAGTTTGTACCACTTCTAATTCTTCGTGGATTTTTCTACGTTTGTTTTCCATTAATTATAACTTTTTATTTGATGTAATATACGAACCCTATCTATAGAGCCCAAATTGAATTTAAATTTCTGTTAAGTCCCTTTTCATCATCACACCCCATTCCAACAATCCATTCATCTCCAATTGTAAAAGCATGATATGATTTTTGTTTTGGGATTGGTGAAGTATCTCTGGTTATTAAAGATACTATAGAAATTGAAGATGGTTTTTTAACTTCTAAGTATTCAATTACAGCTTTCATAGTATTCCCAGTATCATATATATCATCTACAATGTAAACATGTTTACCTTTAATACGTGTTTCTAAGTCCTTAGTGATCTGTATATCGCCTTGCTTGCGATTTACATATGATTTAACGCGCATAAAATCACATTCCACGTCAATTGGCATAGCTCGTACTAAATCGCTGTAAAACGCGAAACAACCATTAAGCAATCCAACCATTACAATAGGTGTTTTATCACCTCTATGATCATCTGATATTTGTTTACCTATAATTTTTGTTTGGATATCTATATCCTTGACATTAATTAGTTCTCTCATCTGTCTTCTAATATTTTTCTTAATTCGTCTATAAGAGCCAGAACTTCGTCCGGCTCCATAGTTATAGCACAGCACGTTGAAACATTTTCCTCAATTTGAGTTAATAGTTCTAGTGCTTTATCCATTACACGTATCTCTTTTTATCATATGCGATTATATGATCTCTCCCAGTCATATTGTAACCTTTCTCAGCACACATTTCAAATACAAGTGGATACATTCTAATTAATTCATCTCTAGAATCTCCAGCAGGCATTACAAATGTTTTATCTTTAGGAATATCCATTTCAACTCTAAACTCTTCAATTTCAACCAACCCATCTTCAGTTCCGTCCCATACTGGTTTGTAGTGGTAATCGGCATGGTAAGCTAATGTTTGACGAATCGCATCGTAATTAAGTCTAAGTTTATTATGTTGCTTAATCATTCTCTCATCTGTAATAGCACCTCCAGGTGTCATAACACCCAATACTGGAATTGTATTGCTAAATTTAGGACTAAGTGAAATAAGACCTATTGGGAAATCGGTTTCTAGGAAATGAGATCCTTCGGTTTCAATTGTAATTAATATACCTCTTTCATTTGCAAAATTAGTTAATTCATTTACAATTGTAGGATGCATTGTAGGACTTCCTCCGGTTAACATCATTTCCTTAATATGAGGATTTTCATCATACATTTTAATAACATCATTAAATGTATAACCTCCTTTTTCAGGATGTATTGACGTTTGCCAAGAATCACACCACCCACCTTCACCGAAATAACATCTGTGGGTACATCCTGTAGTTCTTACTGCTATAGTTGGACGACCAAAACGACTACCCTCTGATTGAACACATCTATATAACTCTAATATTGGAAGTACTTTATCGTAATCTTCAATTCTTTTTATTGCCATAACTATTTTTTATTTAATCTTCTACATAATATGCAGCATTTTTACTATGCTCCATAAATTTAACTTTAGTTACTCTAACTCTACCATCTGTTTCTTCCTGTACGAATGGGTTTAGCTTGTCAAAAATATACTTAGCAAAACTTTCAGCACCTGTAGCTGGTATTACTCTAATTTGAGCAGCGCCTGCACTATCCATTTCTAAAAATGCGTTTTTAAAAGGATCATCTTCAGCTACTATCATAGTATGGTCAAATGTATAATCCATCCATTCTTTAGGTTGCATACCATCAATTAGAGTTTTAGCGCGTTTCATACCTCCAAAATCCCAAACCCAATTACGATCATCTAATTCACCTTCAAAATAGACTTTAAATGAAATACCATAACCGTGTACAAATCTACAGTGAGTTGTCTCTGCTCTCCATTGACGGAATACTGTTGAAAACCCGTCAAATACTTTACTTGATTGAAATTTACCCATTATAAAAATCTGTTATTTGTTGTTTTGTTAAAGCTCCTGTTCTGCGGCCTATTTCATTTCCTTTTAAGTCAGTTAAAATTAAAGTTGGTATACTTTTAATTCCATATTTTTGGACTAAAGACACATCATAGTCACAGTTAATTTTATTAACCTTCATTCCTTCACTAATTAAACCATCCATAACGGGTCCTAGCATTTTGCAAGGTGCGCACCAAGGGGCTGAGAAGTACATAATTCCTCTTTCGTTGTTCATAATTTTATTTTTATACTAATTCTTCTATAATTCCTATTACTTCACTTAATATAAGTAAAATTGTTGCGGTAACCAAACTAAAGGGGATAAAACAATAACCTAATATTCTAACTCCTGATTTAATGAATGAAATAATTTTGTGCCATTTTGGATCGGGCATATGTTTTGGGGTTTTTACTTCATACCCCCCTGAAAAATACGTACCTCGTCTTGCTTCTGTTATTCCGTCGCTCATAATATTATTTTATATTTAATTGTTCTTTTACGTATTCAGAAAGTACTTGTTCTACATAGATTCTAGCAGTTTCATAATCAACTGGTCCTGTTTCGTCTGCATATTCTGCTGGATCAGGTCTTCCTAATTTAATAAATGCTTCTACTCTTTCAACTGATGATGCTGATTTATAGTCTGAGTACCATTTTGATGTTTTTTCTGCTTTAGAATAACGTCCTAATATTGATGGGTCTGTTATAACCGTTTTGGTATCTGAATCCCAATGGATTGGTTTATAAGAAGTCATAGTACGTTTATAAACTTCATCAAAATCTAATCCTAATTCTTTACATAATACCTCACCATCTTGAAGAATAGTAAATTTATCTCCTAATAAATAAGGTGTCCAGTAATGTACTCTTTCAGCTTCCCAATTACCTAATCTAAAAGCCTCATCATCTGCATCTCTAAATTCCTGTCTGCAGTCCGGATAAATTGAATGATCACCTGCGTGGATACCTAAAGCAATATCTGTGTTTTCTTCTGTCCTATTTGCTACTGATAGAGCAACGGCTTGGGTAATAGAAGCAAATATTTTATTCCTATTAGGAACAACTGTTGCTTTCATATTATCTTCTGCGTAGTGTCCTTCAGGGACATCGGCTCCTCCTGTTACTAAAGCCGAATCAAGTAAATCAACTAACCCATTTAATTGGATCTGTTTATATGTTACCTTATGACCATTTTCAGATAAATAATTAATTAATGATTGGGCTCTTTCTAATTCAACTCTATGTTTTTGACCATAGTCAAATGATAAAGCTGTTACAGTTTCATACTCATTTAGTGCCTTAAGTAATAACGTTGAGCTATCCATACCCCCTGAGAGTGATACTACTACGTGTTTACTTTTGTTTAAATCTAATTCTAATTGCATTTTTTATATAATTTTATTTGCCAGGTATTAATAGGATATAGGCGAATCCTTTTATCTTACTAAACTATAAATAGGGTCAGGTCTTTCTACTGATATAATGTCTGAACCTATCTTACATTTTCCACCCTGTTGTAGGATTTTTCTTACAGTAATTTCTTCGTTTTCACTCCAAGATTCACTTAATGTAATAAGTTCTTCTTTAGTAGTGGGTTCACCATTTAATTTTATTTTTTCTAACCCTCTTATTGTTTGTTTTTTTAATGCCATAATTTATATTTTTATAATAATGTTATTAGGATTGGTGTTACCTTATAACCAATAAATGCTCCTATTGCCGTGGGGATTGGAAATATAATAAATTTACCTAAGGAGGTAACATATTTAGGTCTATTAACAACCTTACCTAAAAAGAAGTAATATATAAGATATGCTAACAATACTGCAATATCTATTTTAAGAGTTAGTGCAACAATTACAACGGCTCCTAAGAATCCATAGATGAAGTTATATAAAACACCATCTAACCAAACTTCCTTTTTAGGAGCTTCTTTGTACTCCTTTACTACAGTTTTCACTGATTTCATTATTTTATGTTTAATTCTTTTTCTAATCTTTCGAATGATGGGTCTATCATTCTATCCCAGAAGTATTCTTCATCATCATCTTCTAGTGAATCATCTTCTAGTGTTATATATTGACCGGCATCTGTAATTTTTAATACTCCGATTGGACTATATGCTTCATCCCAATAACGTGCCGTGAATGTAACATCAGGATCTATAGCAACCAACTGACGATGCATTTCTTTTAGCATATCTGATGGGGGATACCAAGCTGATTCCATTGCAAATTGGAATTCATCATCAGCATCTATAAACACGTCATATTTGGAAATCCACTTTGAACCAATCCTATCAATTAGTAATTCTGCCTCAGCTCCAAAAGCATCTATAATATGTGTTTGTCCTTCTTCTGCTGGGTATTTTCCATCTACACAGTCATCATACTTTTCTTGGAAGTACTTAATTGCTTCTTTCGATCCTTTGATTGTAACGTCTGTTCTGTTTGTATTTGCCATTTTATTCTTCTATATAGTATTCAGTTCCACCATCTTTGTCTCGTGTGAATTCCATTTCATCATAAACTTCCTCCATTACCTCATCTTTAAGATCATCGTCATCTGAGTTATATCGTTCCAATTGCTCATCTGTTAATTCTACTACATAGAATCTATAATCTGTTTCTACTCTAACTAATTTTGCCATAACTTATTTAGTATATTTAAAGTACATTTCTAAAAAATCTTTTGGGTATAACATTACTTTACCACAATAAGTTTTAATATCTATATTCCTTGATTCAGGTTGAATATTCATAGCTGCTGAAGCTTTAAATACTTTCTCCCCCAATTCCATTCCTGCTGCTTTTCCTAAGTAATCAAATAGGCTTAATCTATTTTCTGTCATTTTTATATGTTATTTATTTGTTTAAATTTTGTTAAATTGTGGTCAAGTAAATTATAATCAATTTCACTACCTTCTATATAGAAAAAATCATTCATGTTTGCCTTTGGTTTTTTGTCTAATCCTGCATTTGAATAACGAATATTTTCTAACGAAGCCATTACTGGGTTTGATGTGTCTATTGATTCAATACATTCAAATCCGCGGTACCAACCAAATTCTTGTGGTACTGAGCAACCTAATAGATGAATTCTATCTGATTGGGTAATTACTTTTGTTTTAAGTAAAGCTGAAATTACTGATAATCGTCCTAGTGCTTTACCTAAATCTTTATTTGGGTGGGGAACAACATCATTGTAATAACTAGCACCATAAGAGAATGCTATTTTCTTATATCCTAAATCCTTATATGTTTTATAACAGGTAGATGCTTCATGTATCGTATTAGCTTGAACAACTACTACTTTTTCAACATTTTGAGGTAATTTGATTGAAGACCATTTGATAGCATTTCCGATAGAAGCATCTCTATCACACCAAACATCAGGAACAATAAATTCATTAGGCTTAATTTCTTCTATCCAATGTAACAAACGTTCATGGTTATAAGCCTCACCCAATTCATGTAAGGAATTATCCATTATAATATAACGACCTTCGGCTTTAGCTTTAAGAAAATAATCTAAATATGCTGGTTCCTCATCCATTAAATGAGGAAGACAATAATCATAATCATTAAATTTTTTACTATCTTCTAGTAAACATAGAGGGGTTTCGTGACTTACTTTCATCATAACTTTTTAATTTGAAATAAATATAATAAAAATGGTTTAATAATCCAAGTTTAATTTAATTACTTAATGGTGCTTTAATTGTTGGGTGGGATTGGTAATCTATAATTTCATAATCAAACTCACCATTTAAAATATCTACATTTGATAATTTAATAGTAGGTAAATCAAATCCATCTCTATCGATTTGTTCTTTTGCTTGCTCCCAATGGTTATTATATAGATGAGTATCACCTAAATTCCCAATTAAATCTCCTGGTTCGTATCCGGTTTCCTCACATAATAACATTAACAACATTCCATAACTTGCTATGTTAAAAGGTAAACCTAAGAATGTATCTACTGAGCGTTGGCTCCACATTAAAGATAATTTGCCATCGGCAACATAACACTGAAATCCATAATGGCAAGGAGGTAAAGTCATTTGGTCTAATTCTCCTACATTCCAAGCTGATACCATTAGTCGTCTTGAGTCTGGATTTGTTTTTAGTTCATTGATTAAATTTGCAATTTGGTCTATAGGTTCTAGATACTTATCCTCTAAAACCCCACTACCCCATTTTCTCCATTGTTTCCCATAGATAGGACCTAACTCACCCAATTCTCTAGCAACCATCGGATTTGTTTTTATTTCGTTGATAAACTCCTCTTTTGTGAATTTATTAACTGGTGGTGATAGAAATTTACCTTCGGTTTCCCAACGTCTTTCATAATTCTTATAAGCATCACCATTCCAAATATTACAATTATTATCAACTAAATACTTAATGTTAGTATCTCCTTTTAGAAACCATTTTAATTCAGTCATCATAGTTTTGACTGCCATCTTCTTGGTAGTTAATAAAGGAAATCCATCTTTCATATTATGTCTGATCTGCATTCCAAATTTAGATAAGGTTCCGGTTCCGGTTCTATCTCCTTTTTCCCTTCCATTATATAGGAGTTCAGCTAAAATACCTCTGTATTGTTCGTCTAATTTATTCATATTTTTTTAAAACTTACTATTTCTGTATTCATCTTCTATAATGTAGTAAAGTTCAATTATATCTCCACTATGTTTTAAAATATATTCTTCAAGTTTATCTTTGTCTATTTTGAATTGTTTTTTAAACCCAGCATATAATAAACGTAGTCTTTCATTTTCATCTTTTTCAAAATCTTCTAGTAATTTTTTCCTCCTAGTTCGGAGCATAGCACCATTTTCTAGATATTTTCGATAATCAATACCACATTCTTTAAGTAAATCATTTAGTTGATACTCACATAAATAAGCTTGCCATTTATAACATGAATAATCAAAATCTCCGTTTTTTATTTTATCAATAAAACGTGCTTTGTTAGGTAAGGGGTTTGTTTTTGGTTGATACCACCTCCACCAACGAAACCTATTATAATTTATTGGTTGGAGTTTACGTAATTGCTTATCTAAATCTTTTCGGGAAATTTGGATATTATACATACTAGCTAAATGCTTTGTAATTCTTCTCTACCCAATCAGTTAAAATTTCTTGATTTGTGGAATCTAACTCCATAAACCAACTAAAGAAAGTCAATGTTCCTTTACGCTCATACATTGAGTGAAACTTAGATTGAAGGTGGTTTGCCATTCCTTCTCCCCATATTTGAGAAATAAAATTACTAGGGTAATTGTGTCCGAAATACATAAAATTTCGGGTTGCTTCTTGATTTGTCATAACTCTTATTTTTTATTATACCATGAATATACGAACTCCCCTTAGGGGAGACCAATTTAAAATGGATTTCCCATTAAGGTTTTAGTGTGTTTTTCACCACCAATATAACGTTGATAGGTTCCATCATCATTCATTTCAATTGATTTACCTTTCATTACTCGTTCAATGGTTTCCATATCTGTAACTAATGGTACTCCTTTTGACGATAAAATATCTTTTAATTTGCCAGAAACCTCAATATAGTGGCCTGGTTCCTTTAACATTAAAGCTGTAATATTTACTGCTGCTGATTTAGCAGGTTGAGATCCATCGTGGCCCATTGCTGCTGATTTAGTACCTGATGATTTCATCTTAGATACTTTAACAGCATCTAAATCATCATCATCGTCTAAATCTATAACCATATAGTCAGCATCTCCTTCATCTCCAAATACATCTGATGGTGATTGATAGTTTGGGTTACCACCTATAGGGGAGTATGCGTTATCAATTAGGTTAAATATTTCATCAGCAAATTCTTTTTTTTCATCATCATTAAGATAAGCCCACTCATTTTTTGCTATGCTTAATTCGTTTTCCTTTAATAAACGGCCTTCAGCTAAATATTTTTTTAAATCGAAATTATCCATTTATGTATTTGTTATTGAAAAAATGCTTCTTTATTAGTTTTAATTGCCTCAAAATCCAATTCAGGATGGTCTTTTTTAAGTTTAGTTAATGCTAAATTAAAAGCTATATCAAAATCAGAACGATATC